GCCCACTAGTATTGAATAGCTCTATTCAACCTTATGCAACTTGTTTTCTACATAATCCAGCACAGCTGGATGTAGAGATTCTGGGCTTACAGATTCATTATCCTTGGTCATAGAGGCAAGGCATACCTTAGCCATAATGAAGGTGGTAACCATCTTAATATCTTCTTTGCTTAATACAAAATTCTCTTCCATAATCCCTTCTTGTTAAAGCGCAGTATGGGAATTGAACCCACCCCTTTCATTTCCTAAAGCTAGGAAAGACATTGCTCACCGTACACCACTGCGCAGATCTATCTTACTACGTGTATTGAGGTCACAAAATGAGGCTCACCATTCTCAGATCTTACTATGCTAGTGATGAAATCGGTCCGGTAATTGATAATCACTTCCGCCTGATCTTGAAAAGCCATTAGGGCAACTTGTCGTACCCGTGGGTCCTCGATTGTAAAGTGGAAGGATGATCCTAAGGAGCCAGAACCATCCATCAACCCACCCCTAATAAGCTCGCCTTCGCATGTCTTATAAAGAAGACCTTCGTCAGCGAGCTTTACTATGCGACCAATCTTTTGGCCTTCCTTCGGGGTATTGATCGTGCATCCAACTAAACACAAACAAAGGAGTAACTTTAACATTTATATCCTCTCTTATTCTCTTCGAGTTTTTCAGAAATCAAAAACCTTAAACCACATTCTTTAGGATCATAATCTGTACCCCAAATAGCGCGATTAACGACCCGCTCAGGGTTTAACACCGCCTCCCTATAGGAAAACTCATTAAGGCGATTGATGTGCTCTATGAATCTATAAAGACGCTTGGTTGAGTTTCTCATTAGCAACATCTATTTGGGTTTTCATCTTCTTCTTTTGCTTCCTGGATACCATTTAAAATGGAAATAAGGTGCGACTGAACGGTCTTGATATCGGAAAGATTCTTCCCAAGACGGGCGATATCGTTAATCAATCCCTCTATAGTATGGTTTACAGCCGCGAGATCTCTCTTAGCTGTATCTTCAATAAAATTAATTTCTGTCTCGTTAAACATTCTAACCTCTTCTTAGAGTTATAAATAATAATATTAACCAAATAATAATAACTAATATGCTTAAAGCAATAGCTTGAGACCCCGCATCTTGATAAGGAATAAACAGCTCAAACATCTACGCCCCAGCATCGATCTTAACCACAAAGACAGGCTCATTAGTTTTAATCTCAGTCTTCGTATGCTTATTGGTCATACGCATAAGAATGTCTATTGCATCATCCAAGAACTTAACCACCTCAGCACGATCCTGAACTAGATCGCCAGATACATCACTACTGTATTGAAATGTATATGATTCACTGGAATTTCTATTGATGATTATCTGATTTATCATATGCCTCGTAACTGGAATTTTAGTCTGTGTATATATGAATATTCAGAAACAGGTCAAGAAAATTTTTACAAAAATATTCCAGGAAGAAAAAAGATTAGAATTTGTTTAGAGAAGCTCTATAGAACCATAGTATTTTCTACCCACCCAATGACGGTGGCGGCCAATAATACACATGCAAATCTTAGCACGACATTTACATTTCTTGCGGTAATACCGCTTCTTAGAGAGAGTTTTTTTACACATGCACATTCCTGAATAAAAATTTGTGATGAACAATTCAGGTATTTCTTCACCACGAACTTGTGACTATCTATATCGGCTAAATCCGTTCATAGCAAATCCAATAAAAACACATCCATTAGCTACACAGCATAATATTGATAAAATCAATTCCATAACAACCCCACAAAAAATTTCACAGAGTATAGCATTTTGTAATCCTAAATAGGAAGTTGAACAAAAGATATGCTAGAGAATTTTTTTCTCTAATACTTCAATGCGTTGTGCCATCTCATTGATCACATGACATAAAACTTCAATAGACAACTTGTTTTCTAATTTAGAACAGTACCCATGAATATTTTTTCTTATAGCTTCTTTTATTGATGGATCAAAAGCATCCCACTCTTGTTGCTTCTCTTCACTAAGGAAGATCATCTTTTCCAAAGGAGCACTACCAAATTTTTTTTCCATAACTTTTCCAGGTTCATTTGTAGGTTAATGTATAAAAAATACGAATTTAAACAAAAGGATGTCTTAAAACATTTTCATGGACGGGGATTGATATATATATAGTACCGGTAACATTAAGGAAGGTGGGGTCAGTCTTTTGATGGTAGAGTCCCATGAACGCCTAACCAAGTGTTACGTTCGCTATACCCGAACGCTAGTCGGATGTTAAACGTTCTATGTTATGGTGTTGATTGTGTATATAATGTGCTCTCTAGATATGTTGTGAGCACTGTGTGTACTACTAAGACTCTGCTGGATTCTTAGACTTGTTAACGATGAAGTCTAGTATTCCCCTTGTAGCACCTTCCACGATGACATCTCTGTCTTGATCGTATCCACGCTTCTTACCAATAGTCTTTAACAAGAAAAGGGTCATCACACTATCACCAGAGAGGGCTTTGTTCTGTGCCACATCCTCGAGATCGTCGAGAAACCTCTCGCGATTGTCATCTACAATCTGTTTGAGTTCTGTTTCTTGGTTTATTCGGGAGTGTAAACATGATCTAGATACACCGATTTTATCGGCAGCCCTAGCGATATTGCCTCTAGTCTTAACTAAAGCTTCAGCTATTAGCTTAGAGTCTATCTTAACGCCATTAGATGGCCTTCTTGCCTTATCGCCTGTACGCTTATCGCCTTTCGGAAAACCCATCTATCATTTGCGCATGATCCTAGTTGTTATTGAACTAGCTAACTAATCCGCTGACGCGGGGTCAGATTCAAGATTGATTATACTGGCATCGTATCATTTACTTGAATTATGTGTCAAAACCACCTGTTTTGTACTGGAATTTGACTAGATGTTGACTGGAATTTCAGTTGATGATTGAGATAATGGTTGACTGGAATTTCAGGCTGTGTTAATGTCTTACACATGTTTAACGAATAATGCCATTAAACCTAGTGAGCGAATACGCTAAGACCTAGAGCCAACGCATTAACGATAGACATACACAATAACAACTAAACTAAGAGTGAATATGTTTCGAGTATATATAGCCTGCTTGGCTTCTTATAATGCTGGTACCCTATATGGGGAATGGGTAGAGATTAGCGGTTTAACTGCTGACGAAATACGCGAGGAGATTGCTCGCGTATTAAAAGGCTCTCCAGAACCTCAAGCGGAAGAATGGGCCTTTCATGACCACCAGGGTTTTGATGGCTATAAAATGTCTGAAAACCCCGATTTAGAGGCATTAGCTGATCATATGGACGCTTATTCATCTAGTGAGTATGCGTGTGATCTTATTGAGGGAGTTTGTGACAATCTTGGAGTTGGAGCCCGTGAAGCAATTGAATATATCGATAACAACTATCAGGGCGAGCATAAGAGCCTAGAGGATTGGGCGGATGATTATCTAGATCAATCGGGTGAGTTATCTAGCCTTCCTAAGCATCTAAGCTATTATTTCGATTATAGCGCATATGCTAGAGATTGCGAGTTGAACGGCGATATATTCTCTATCTCCACAAATGGAGGCGTATATGTCTTATCAAATTGCTAAAACATGCCTCATAGCCCTATCGTATATCGCGATAGTGGCTTTAGTGTTCGCTATTGAGATAGTCTCAATCGATCTAATGCAATCAAAACCCATGGTAAAGGTGTGTGCATTATGAAACAAGACATCAAGTCCCTGATTGAACGCTATAAAGTTGAGTTGAGATATATGGAAACGAGATATGTACTTAACCATCTCAAGGGAAACACTCAAGACCAGCTATACTATTTCGGACATATTAATGTGTTAGAGAGAACTATAGTAGAGCTAACATCTATATTACGTAAACAAGAATATAGACATTAGTAACTAATAGTTATTATTTGATAAGTGCTATAATAAACCTATACTCATAGGCTTAATCCTAGGGCTTATCGTCTATAGCTGAAGTGTATATTAAAACTTACCCTATGCGTATTTATTGAGGTACGCATATGGGTAATTCTCCTCACAAGCGGAAAACAGCCGTTAGGATAGCATTTGGTAATAAGGTCAGATTGCTTAGATATCAACTAGGAATCTCTCAAGAAAAGCTAGCCGAGAGATCTAATCTTCATACGACTTACGTAAGTTCTGTTGAACGAGGGGAGCGTAACATCGCCTTGGAGAATATTATTAATATTTCTAAAGGCTTAATGTGCTCACCTAAGGACCTAATGCCGGAGTGAAATTCCTTGAATCAAAACAACAAGTGAAGACATAACAACCTAATGGAGCTTAAGAATCTCTATACCAAGACAAATACATATCACGGTGACTACTCTATAACAGCGTTTTTTAGAGTAGTTAAATCAGGAATTTGAGTAGAATGTTGACTACATTTTCAGATAGTCATCATTTAAATGAAGGCATGCCTATGATTTAGGCATCCAGTAACAGGTAAACAGTAATTTATAAGGAGGAAAGACCTATGGAGCATGAGCAGGAAATCAAGCTACCCGAAATCGTTGTATCATATGCGGACGTGTTAACAAGACCTTTGTTCTACCCGCAGAACGTATTTTCTAAAGCACTTACCGACCTAATGAGACGAAAGACATTCACTAAATTAGAGCTTGAACAGCTCCAGAGGATGGGATTTAAGATCACTATCAAAACTAGATCAACCGAGGTCCCGAGTAAGTACAGGCCTATAATGTCGGATGTGCAAGACGCATGAAAAGATACATCATATACAAACGAGTTTCAGACGTAAAACAGAAAGATCGCATAGTCCAAGATGTTGAAGAAGAAGGACTAGGACTGCAAGCGCAAGAGCATATGTGTCGAGAGTGGATTAAGAAAAATAATCCCAATGACGAGCCTTATGAAATACTAGTCTTCAAAGACATCGTCACTGGGACAGATAAAAAGCGTAAAGAGCTTGAAGAAAGGCCTAACCTTCTTGAAGCTATCTCTTTATTGGAAGAAGGCGATACGCTACTAGTCGCTAAACGAGATCGTTTAGGACGAGATACGTATGTAAATTGCATGATAGAGCGACTTATTGAAAAGAGAAAAGCTGTGTTGGTGTCAGCATGTGGAGATATTGGAGGCGATGAACCCCACAGTATCTTAATGCGCAGAATTATGGATGCATTTGCTGAATACGAAGCCTTATTGATATCAACCCGTACGAGAGCTGCATTATCACGTAAGAAGGCTAAAGGAGAGCGTCTTGGTCACGTTCCTTATGGGTATAAATTGGATGGAAACCAGAATCTAATTGTAAACCATGAAGAGGCTAAGATTCTTCGTGTTATGTACCAAATGAGGGTTGAGAAGAAGATGAGCTTTAGAGATATAGCGAATACCTTAAACTCTCAAGGATATAGAAACCGAGGCACAGCTAAAAACCTAGATGCACCTTGGAATCATGGATCTACTTCGCGCGTTTACAAGAACTACCCTGGGGTTTGCGACCACGTGTTTTCGGCGCATCCTTCTTCGGTTTCGCAGGACGTATTAGTTCCTGTATTGGCCTAGGATCATAAAAGAAATCCGGTATGTACTGATAGACTAAAGTACGTACCGGAGGCCTTAAGCTCCAAAATGTAAGAATATCTAACAATCTAGTCATATTTGTTACATAGAAACGCTTGGTTAGATGTTTACATCCCAACGAGCATACCCTTTCCCAATAGAATTCAATCTTGATATCGATCTCATTCAAGGGTCTCTCAAAGAATCTCTCTTCGAATCTTTCTTGAGCATAAATACCATCAAAATCATCTTCATCGTCCATGTACTCGTCATTGTACAAGCTAAATTCCATCGGATGAAATTCGTTGTTATTGGCAAGAAGACAGCCAAAAGTATATTGAAACTTAACATCTTTAAATTCATGATTCAAAGCATCAAATAATTCTTTTAGTTGTTTAAGTAAACCTTCTTTTACCATTCTCTCTTTAGTATTATTAGACATGGAATTATAATAAAAACTTGGACTATTGGATATAATGTTATCTAATAATCTTTTTCTAGAGAGCTCTAGAGATTCTTCTACTGCGTCGGCCATGTGCCATCCAGGGTTTCATTTATTGTTATTATTGGTTGGGTCTCTTCAATGTAGATATCTGTCCTAGGTATCACAGAGTAAGCCTTGATGGCATACCCCAAAGACACGCAATTATCATCTTCAAATGCAAGACCACTTAAGACATCGAGATAAAGCTTTATCAAGTTGTCCACGTCAGGTTTCTTCACATGCTTAAAGTTGCCTTGTTCAGCTAAAACACGCTCTTTTTTAGGCATGCTTTTAGGTATAGGCATGTAAAACCAGAACGTTACACGTGGATATAATGCACGCTTTCAGCCGGATTCCTCTAGCTGTTCGCGCACTTCATCTTTAAGAGATTTTTTTAATGCAGCTTGAGGATCGTAAGTCATCACTCTATTACCACGTTTAAAGATCCGAACCCGAGCTTGTGATACTGGGTCTCCTCTAAGAGAAATCTTTAGCATTAAGATTGCTCCTTAACTTCTACATCGGTAGACTCATAGTCTCTAACCTTCAACTTGAACATAACAGGGGTTTTGTGGTTTCTGAACAACATCAAAGGGACGCTACGCGCTATTACTCCCTCCATCACCAAGGTTTTGTCTTCCGCGATATAGCTTTTGGGCTTAGATTTTATGAATTCAACGATCTCGTTAGTGGTCATGATTTTTTGGTTAATAGTGTGCTCGATATCAAGTGCGTCGGCAATCTCCAATACACTATTTTTCTCAAGCCACCAGCCATCAATCCATGCATCGAAGAGTATAAAGGAGACGTCAGACCTGTATCTACTTCCGCATGCTTGGATCTTTGGCCCGTACCCTTCTCCGAAAAGGATGACCTTTTTGACATGGGGAAATTGCTTTTGAAGCTTTTCGCGGGTGAAAGTGTGTTGAAGGTGTTGAAGAAGCGTGGTTGGCATTTGCGCGTTATCTGTCCTTCCGCCGAAATTGGGGGAAAAAGGGTCATCTGGTTGCCAAAAGATCCTGACATTAGTACCGTCAACTTTCTCATCGATCATCCAGGAATTAATTGCTCCGAACTCTGGGCAAGCATAATCCCCCTCGATGAAAGACTGTCTAAACTTCTGTCTTGACGGGTCAAAGACACTCCTTCTTTTCCTTTTGATCGAAGTACCATCCTTGACGTTTCCATAGTGAATTGATTTTAGGGTATTCCATTTGCCTCCTCGAGAGTTTTTATATTATTTTGAAGAAGACTAAATAATTTACATTCTTGCCTACTTAACTCAACATCTTTATGCATAAATTCAAGACGTTTATTATTTATTCTATGCATATTTGTTACATAGTCTTCTATTAAGTCCCTTAAGTGGTCATACTGTGCCTTGATGCTTTTTCTAGCCATTTGTACCACCTGTAAGACTACGCTCACACATAGCGATAAATACCTTGAATATCACAAATGCGAAGATGAATGCCGATATGACTAATAAAGGTCCATAAAGAGGAGCAAATACATAAACCCAACTCCAATCGATAAATCCTGTTAGCTTTAAACCTAAAAATAACAGAAACAACAACATGCAAAACAAACTATCTATTTTTATACTCATTTATTATCCTAAAATGGGAATTCTTGATCGTCTTTAATTACATCTTCCGGCACAAGATCACCATTTTTTTCGATGTATGCTTCAACTGCTTGAAGAATTTGATCACGAAAGCGTTTATCTGCTGCGGCATCATCAAACTCGATTAACTTAGCGTACTTGGTTTCACCTTGAGTTTCATACTTCCTAGTGGGAAGGCTTATCCATCGATTGATACCTTTTTGCCATACCATGATTTCATGAATCTTCTGCTTCCAAGGCTTGATATGTACCGAAACACTAGCGACCATGTCGCCTTTATTAATTGGATTAACACTTATAACTTCAATCATTTTATTTCCTAACGTTTAATATATAAATTTGGATTATCAACTATGTTTCCTTCACTCTTAATTAAGTGAATTAAGTTTCTAAATAAGTCATCCTTAGTTAATTCTTTATGGTAATGCTTTTGTCCATACATAACTAAAGACACCACGTAATCAACCTCCGAAATAGTTAACTTGAGAGAAAGAATATTGTTGGGAACCTCGTAGGGCTCGCTTCGACATCGCTTCCAATAATCAAGCACATCATCTGCATAAATAATTACAGACCTTTTGTTAACTTTATCAAACTTAAGCTTGCCTGAAGTCATAGCATCTCGAACAAAATGCTCTGAATAGAACAATCCTAGTTCAACTAAGTCAAAAGCTCCATATGCACCTCTAGCTAGCTTTTTTTTAACATCTTCTAACTCTATGAAAGGGCCAGGTTCACTCTTTTGCATACCTACCTTCTACTCTTATCTTTAAATTTTAATTTTACAGCTCTTTTTAATCGGTCTGAAACCGCATCTCCACCTAGACAATTTAAATACAATTTTTCATCTTCTTCTTTATCTTCTAATAAATTACTTAATATTATTGTTTTACGTCCTATCCATTGCATTCGTGTATTAATTAAATCGAAGAAAAATGCTTTAAAGTTAGTTGTTGGAATTTTTGCTCCGAAATCGTCTATTATTAATAACTCTACATTTTTAACTCGTGAGATAAAATTATTTAATCCATCCGTTTTAAATGTATCTAACCAATCACTTTGCATTTTCTCATGCGATATAAACATGCAAGAAACTTTTGTGCGTGTAAACAGCTCACAAATACCCATAGCTGCGTAAGATTTACCGGAACCTTTTGGACCGCGCATAGTCATAAAGTGATTTTCAGACTTTAAGAAATCCTGCATTTTAAATTTCATTTCAGGAGATTGTTCTATAGCTTCAAACCTGACAGCATGAAACTCATCGCCGATGTTATTCATTTCGCAGAATAAAGGCCATTCCGAGGCCCTTCGGACATCAGTTGGTGTATAGGTAGCCTGACGATGCTTAAGGTCCGCATTCGAGCCGCAATTGCGTGTATGGCATATCCATACTCTTTCATTCGAATTTCCAATAGGGGTAGCAATCGTTACACCATGATCTGTGCCACCGCAAATTAAACATTTCATTTCTGTGGACATTGTGGGAATTTCTAACCTTCTCCATCCACCGACAGCGGCTTGAAAGTGAACTAATTTCCCGTCTGAATTGGCTAATTGATTTTCCATGAGTTTTGTGAGGGTTTTCATTATTCGACAACCTCCCCACAAGACCTGTATTCCTCAAGAGCTAAGTCATCGTCAGAGCAAGGTAAAAAGCCTCGCTTTTCGGGCTTTGTGTGCATTTGAGTATGCAAGGTATCGTATCGTTCGTTAAGGTAATGGGCTTTGTTTTTGCTGTTCCAGAAAGGTTTAGACCATCCACCCCAGTCTCCTTTTTTGGTATTGTCGTTCAATGCCCATGAGAAAACTTTCAATGCTTCTTCAATCTCAATCCCGCGATCGATGATTTCTTGAGCCGCTTCATACCAAGTGTCTTTCGATTTTGGAATCTTGCATGTAGGGCGTATCTCCTTCATGACTTGGATTATTTTTTCAGTTAGATCTTTTGCATGATTTGAAACACACACTTTCGCGGCTTTAGCCGCAACCCCCTTGGGGGTAGGGGGTGTGTTATCTTCTTTACTTATCTTTTCTTTAGTATCTTTATCATAATTACAATTCCCGACTTCGCGATTTCGATTTCCCGATTCACAGATTTCGATTTCCCGATTTCGGGAAATGGCAAATCTCTCTTCATTTTTGAAGGAGTACCATGCAGTTCGATCATATTTGTTTGAGTTGAAATTTCCTTTGACAAGGATGCCTACCTCAACCAATTTATTTATAAATCTTTCGACTTGCTTAACAGACCAATAAGGAAAGCTAGCAGCAATCTCTTTCAGAGATTGATACATCCATGTTTTTCCATCCTGGAAAGCCTTCCCGGTGGAAGCATTATGTCTTATCCAAAACTGAAAGTGATGGACTAATACAGCTAAATCTAGTGATTTTAGCTCAGTTGCAAGATCTACATCAAAAGTATGGTGTAAACCAAACCTTTTAATTTCCAACGAATTCATTCTCTTTTCTCTTTTCCCAATTGCATAAAAATTCCCAGCGCTCATACAATGGGGTTAATAAGAGCGCTGCATCCATATGTTCCGTTTCTTAGTTAGTGGCCAGCCTCAAGCTGGCCATTGTGTTTTTATTGCCAAGACTCAAAATGCGCCTCTCTATCAAGGCAGAATGTGTCTTTGTAATCTGGATGGTCTTCCATCTCTAGAACATCATATCCATTGACTCTTACCTTGACTCCATCCTCACTATCAGCTGTGAGGATGTAGCCAAGTTTTTCTAAGAGTTTAAATTGAGGTATCACCCAAGGAACCTTGGACTCTCTTAAGATAAAATTACCTTTATTTTTATTATGTTTGTCCATTTCTTCCACTTTTCTGTGGATCTTAAATCTGGACTAGACTTACAATTTGAAGCGATCCCCGTCAAAAGATCGTTTTTGTTGTAAGTCTCTTACTTCAGATTTAAAACCTGAATAAGGGTTTCCAGATTTAAGACCTCACAAACCCAGCCTAAAAACTGGGTTTGTCATTTTCATACTCTCTCACCCAATATTATTGCACTACTTTTCTGAAATTCTAGTGTACCATTCAGTAAGATGTTACATGTCTCGTAACACAAAATCGTGTTAGTCCTCATAAAATCTTTTTTATTAAAATAAAATAGTTCCACAAATTCCAGTTGTATTGTAAGTTGGGCTTTAACTGGATGATTAACTGAAATTTCAGTTCTGCATCGAGTGAATAGGTATATGACTTATGCATTTACTTCCAAGAGACAATCATTCAGAAGAAATCCTATGGTTTGTCATTGGAATCATAGTCGGTATACTGCTACCAAGGTAAAGTAAACTGAAGAATCAAAACTTTCAAGATAATTCTGAATATACAAGAGTAACTGAAATCCTTTCGCCATTTAGCGGACTTGATAAGGTTCCTAAAGATATCCTGGCTAATGCAGCTAGAAGGGGGACTAAAGTCCACGATATATGCGAAGGTATAGTAAAGGGACTTGGCGAATGGGAAGTAGACGAAGAAGTAAAAGGCTACGTAGAGAGCTTTAAACTTTGGTGGAGTCAAGGTGTTAAAGTACTTGCCATAGAACAAAGATTCTACTGCTCCAAGCTAATGATTACCGGTGCAGTGGATATGATTATAGAAGCTCCAGAAGGGGCTATCATTCTAGATTTAAAGACATCATCAAAACCATCTAACACTTGGCCTTTACAAGGCTCAGCATACGCCTATATGGCGCGTCAAAACGGCTACGACATCAAGGGAATACACTTTCTCCATCTTAATAAATTTGGATATGCCCCAGAGCTCTACGTTTATGACGATCAATTTGAGTTATTTAGTAAGTGTCTTGATGTTTACAAGCATTTTTGGGGAAAGCATGGACGAAAACGAGTCGCCTAGCGAAGAAGAGTTTTGGGATTGGTGGAGTAATATAATGAGACCTCAAGTAAAAAAACAGGAGAGAAAATGGATCGACAATTGGTTGAACAGCCAAGAGTACCGATGGTACAGGGACAGAATCAAGTATCCTTAGTTGGCTCAATGCCGTCACCTCAAGAACTGATGGTATATGAAACATGGGCTAAGAATGCAGCGGATAGCCAGATGTATCGAAACGTTGGTAAAGAGTCTGGAATCATGATGATTATGCTAGCGGCAAGAGAGTATGGGATTGGACCAGCTCAAGCCTTAAACGGGGGACTACACATCATAGAAGGAAAGGTCGAGTTATCGGCTAGGGTGATGCTTGGTTTAATCCGACGAGCAAAACACGTCATAAGCATATTGGAAGATACAGATGAGAAATGTGTGGTCTATGGAAAAAGAACTGATACGGGTGAAGAACATACCGTTACCTACACAATTGATATGGCCCAGAAGGGAGGACTTATCAAAGAAAAAGGAGCTTGGAAGAAAACTCCTGAGGATATGCTTTTTAATAGAGCGGTATCTAGGCTGGCTAGGCGCTTATTTACAGATGTTATTGGTATAGGCTATGTCGAAGGTGAGATAAGCTGTCTAACATCAAGTAATGAGCCTTCTTGGCCATCTAATGATGTAGACGTATTGGAAGATGAAAACGAATTGCTTCAAGAGCTTCTTAAGAACTTCGAAGAAGCAGATCACTTTCTTCTAGCTGAATTTATTACCTCAATACACCAAAACTTCAATACCTCAAAATTTAATGTTATCAGTGCCTTTTTAAGAGATATAAAGGGTGCATCTCAAAAATTCCATCATTGGAAAAACCAAAGGAAATTAGATGAAAAGTAAGATATTTTTTATTATAGTAGCTATAGCACTAGGAATTTATTTCACTACTTCATGCACGATAAGCTTTCAGAATATTTCAACTCATGGCACAGCAACTGATTTGGTCGATGAAAATCAAACAGCAACTCCTAAGATAGACACAAAAATTTCAGTGATACCAAATGGATAAGCCTGCGCCAAAAAGAAGGCCAAGGTCTATCTATAACCATTCGTGTGAGAATTGTGGTGTAGAGTTCCAGTGTAATCAAAAAAATGCTTTATATTGTTCTCCAGAATGCAAAGAGCTACGCAGAAAGACGCGATTAAAGAAAAACAGTATCCAAGCTGCGAATTTTAAGTGGCTACAAAGGTAAAAACTTCTTCTTTTTTGGTTTTGATTCCTTTTTTTCTTTCCTGTTAAGCATGGTGCATTGGTGACAGTATCTTTGTTTGATTATTATACGTTGATGCTTTTGACCGCACCGCTTGCAAGTGAAAAACATAAACATTGCCATATTACAAACCTAGCCTCTTTAGTCTTGCCTCCTTCTTACACTTAATGGTGCAATATTTTCTAGGCTCAAGATAAGTGGAATCAACTAAAACATTGCAATGTTGGCATCTAGCTCCTTTTTGGGCACCTCGGATACGACCTCTATTCTCGGTCAACTTTAAGCATACCTTACAGTAAATCTGTCTGTTAGATTTTCTTTCAAACGTGCCCTTGCATACCTTACAGACGAAGAGATTCATTGCCTTTCCCCAAGTTTTTTGAGATAATAGTAGTGGGATAAATTTTTTGATAGTGTTACACACAACTTAGAGGTGAATTATGGGATGGGAACAAGTCGCGACGATTATAGGGGTTAATGCAGCTATTGTAGGTATATTAGCTGGATGGGTTACATGGGTAGTTAGTAGAGTTGATGGAGATGTAGGAAAAATAGACACAAAATTAGATGCAGTCGCCGCAAGGATGGATTCAAGATTCGAAAGTCATTCAGCTAGATTAGATCAACTCTATAAAATGTTTATCGATCTTCTTAAGGAAAAAAAACTGTAACTAAATGACTCTAGGACAAACAATTAAAATAATCGCGATAAATATAGGGATTATTTGGACTCTAGCGATACTATATATATTTTCACTAGATTGGTAAAGAAGTAGCCGTAGCTACTTCTTATATTTCACTTTCTTAGGTGGTTTCTTAGGATTCTTAGGATTAGGCTTTTCACCCTCTACGAAGCTTCCTTGACCTTTAAGCTCTTTACCTTTCGGTAGAGCTGTTACCATGATTTTACCTGATTCTTTTACGCGTGCCATTATTTTTTCTTCCTGTTGCCTAATTGTTTCATAAGCTTAGAGTCATCTTTAATCTGCTCTTTGAATTCTTTTTTGTCATCTTTTAGATGAGCTATAACTTTTTTTATCTTAGAGTTTTTTTTCATTACTTTTTCTTCTTTTTTGTACGTGCTTCGCTATATGCTATCGCTACAGCTTGTTTCTGAGGTTTTCCGGCGTGCATCTCTCGACGCACGTTTTCGGAAAAGCCTTTTTTTGTTTTAGCTTTAGATCCTTTAACTAGCGGCATATTAACCTACAATTGCCCAGTTTACAACGCTGGAATCGTTATTAGCAGCTGATACAGGAGTGAAACCTACACCTGTGTCGATTGTAGTTAAAATAGCTTGAGCGGCTGTCACAGTACCTAATGTGACTACTGTGTAAACTAAAACGCAACCTGTTACAGCAGCTGTAGTTAAAATTTTAGTATGCGTGCCTGAACCGTCAAACGTAAAGGTACCTTTACGTTCAGCTGCACCAGCAGCTGCGGTTAAAACATTTCCTCCTCCAGATGGGAAAGTGATTACGCCTGATGCGATCGTAGGCGTGTTGCTTAATAGCTTATAGCCTGTTGTAGAGCTCCAAGAAACAAGACCGTTT